TTGAGGCCAGTAAGGAGCAAAAGAAAAAGTGGTATAGACTTGTTTTTGGTCCTAATTGGGATGACCTGCCGGATATGGAACAAGCTGTGCAACAATATTTCTATCAGAAAGGAAACAAACAAAGGCAACCACCTTTAACCACCAAACAACCTTGGGTGTCCTCCACTCTAACTTCTGCAATGTAAGGAACCAATATGCAAAAGCAACACTCGACGGCAGTCATGCCAACACAGGTCTGGCCGGAAAACTATCGGCGCGGACCCGTTCAACACTCGCGAACAATGCGAACCGATGCGGTGAGCGTCGTTACAAGCGCCTATGGCGGTAAGTTTGTTCCTATCAAAATGATTCCGCTATTGCGAGAAGACGGGGTTCTAAATTCCCGAATCTCGATCAATGTCCAAATGTCGGAAACCGCAGACATGCTGCTTAACCCTGTTCGGGTGTCAGCTATGGCCTATCTCGTGCCTAAGCTTGCCTTTGAACGGTTCAAAGACATGGGAACCATTGACCGCTCGTATAACGGACAACCCGAGGTCGACGCCTCGGTCGTACCGTGGTTTGAGACCTTCACCTACAACGAGCCACCTCCCGGACAAACCCCCGATCCGGGCATCTTCAAAACGCTCGGCCTTCACGCGCCAAACCTTGCAACAATCAACTCCGATTATGTCGAAGCATACAACGCGGTATGGAATTACATCGCGTTGCAACGTTCGGTATCACTTACTCCGCGAGATCGCCTGGACACAACTTTGGCACCGGCATTTTGGGAGCACACCCAAATGAAACACGTCGTACCGACATTCGACGCGGCCATGGTCGAAGGCGGTGTACCTGTCTCGTTTACCGAGGGCGGTGCGTTGCCGGTCAAGTCGATTGAACAGGCAAGGTCACGAGATCAGGGCGGCAATGCCCTCGGCTCGCACCCGTCTTGGATCGGCAACAACGACGTTCAGCCGGATGCCAATGGAAACATTGATTGGACCGGTCAGATTTGGGCGGAGCTGCAATCCCAATCCGTACAAATCTCGTTAGCCAACATAGAATTGGCGCGGGAAACACGAGCTTGGTCGCAACTGCGCAACGAATACCAAGGCATGTCCGAAGACTGGATGATTGACCAGCTTATGGCAGGTATGCGTCTCAACGATGAAACCCTGAAACAACCCATTCTGTTGGACCATAGCGATACAATCGTCGGAATGTCTGAACGCTATGCGACAGATGGCGCAAACTTGTCCAAATCGGTCGCCGATGGTCGAACTTCGGTTCAACTTGGTTTGCGCGCTCCTGCGCTTCAAACTGGCGGCGTTGTTGTCATATGCGCGCAAGTGTTGCCAGAAATGATTTATGAACGGCAACGCGATTACTATATGCGCGCTACAACAGTCGACGACTTGCCCATGCGAACAAGCGACGAACTCGACCCACAGCCGGTGACCACGATCAAGAATGGGGAAGTCGATGAAAGCCACTCTCTGCCAAATGATCTCTTTGGCTACGCTCCTCTTAATCACAACTGGATGCGACGTGCGCCTAACGTCGGCGGCAAGTATTACCGGCCCAGCCCAAGTGATGTCTGGAATGAAAACCGCAACCGCATCTGGTCAACCGAAGTCGTTGACCCGACCCTCGGCCCCGACTTCTACATTGCGTCCGAAGTCTCGCACGAAGTCTTTGCGGACCAAAACTCTGATCCTTTCGAGTTCTGGGCCTCTGGCGACGTGCGAATTGAGGGACTAACTTACTTCGGCGAGCAACTTCGTGAGGCTCAAGGCGACTATGACGCTATCGAGGCTCAAGTGCCGACCGAACGCCTCAAAGGGGATGGGACAGATACATGAAGACAGTCCCGCAAAATTGGTTGCAATGGGACGTGAAAGAGGTGCTCCCCTTCACGGGGGGCATTTCCTTTTCCGTTCGCACGGCAACACCTGTTATTATCCGTGATATACACGGTCTTATCCTCGGCTATGGCGAAGGTGAGCAAGAAATCACAGTTACCGGCGATGGCGAATGCTTATTCGAATGCGATACCGATATTTGGATTAGACCCTCAACACGTGTTCAAGAGCGGTTACAGCGGTCCACAGAAGTTTTCACTTCATTAGACCGTCCTGCGCCGCTTTCACCTGAAATGCTCGCAATTCAACGCATGATGCGTAAAAACGAAATGGAGCGCGAACGCGACAGACAAGAGATGGAGAAACGCTTTGCTGATAGACAACATGAAAACGCTAGATCAGAACCTGTCATCGATGTGGAAGAAACACCCACCGATAAAAAGAAAAAGGTACGCGCAAACTCTAAGTCAGGCGGTGACGACACTTCGGAACAAATCGAGCCTGACGAAAGCGCGAATGCTGATGCCGTTGAACCTGTTGGAAAAGACGCAGACTGAATGCAACGTCGCTCAACGTATTGTGAGGGATGCCCATTTAGAGGGTATTCCTCTCGTTGCTGACGTTGACCAGATGCGTTGGACTAATCCAACTATCGTCGTTCGTCATTACGATTACGGCTTTGATCTATCGCTTTCGGAAATACGCGTGATTCAAACCTTGGTGAAAGTCGCAGCCGATAAATTGGACTGCGATCTTCATTACACGTTGGACACGCTGCGATTTTCAATCGAGCAACGCGAAAAGCGACAAACAATTTCCTCAGGACGAATGGAAGGCTATGACGGTCCAGATCCTAACCAAGTAACCGATGATTTGGTTAGTTCGTGGCGTTACTTAAAATGGCAAATAAATTGCAATTGTAACGCTCTAAAACTCCTTTAAAGGAGTTAAGGCAATCCCCCTGCTGATACAGGCTGGCAGGGGGTTGCCAACTACACCCCTTGACCTCTGTAGCATAACTGACACCACAACCCCCTAAACCACCCTGAAAGCCCTGTGAGAATGTGTAGTAGGCCCTTGACCATTGAGACCAAATTCCAAGGCGAAACCATTAGCGCCGCGTGCCGCAAATGCGATGCCTGCATCGCTGCGCGCAAACGGCATTGGGTTGGTCGGATGCTTGCAGAGGAACAAACTTGCCACAGCGTGAATTTTCTCACGCTCACCTATAGCGGCGGATATGACAACGTTGATGCCTATTGGATCAATTACAAACACGTGCAGCTTTTCTTTAAGAAACTGCGTAAAGCGGGCCACAAATTCAAATATGTCGCTGTAGGCGAACATGGAACCGCTCTCGAACGGGCTCACTTTCATATTCTCATGTTCTGGCAAAATGAGCCGCCAGACATGGATTTAAACACTCAATGGCATTGGGACGCTTGGCCCCATGGGCATGTCTTTGCTGAGGTACCGCGCTCAAAACAAGGCTGTGCCGTTTATATTATGGATTACCTCAACAAGGATAATCTTCAACGCGCGGTCATGAAATACAGCAAAAATCCGATTCTCGGCCAAGAATACTTGGTCCAGTATGCGGAAAAACACGTATCCAATGGCATTAGCCTCTTCCAAGAGAGCGACCGCTTCACAATTCCCGACAATTTGAGCCAATCAGGCAAGCCGTTTTATTATCCTGTAGGCCGTGAAACCGGCGTATACAGCAAAATGCTTGATGCTTATCTCCTGAAATGGGCCAAAGAGCGGCCTGACCAGCCTTTGCCCCTGAGCGAAGATTTAACAGAATATCTTAGCGATTTATGTCAGGACGTGAGCTCGCTACCTGTTGTCTTACAGCAATTCATTGCGCGACATTACGGCTATGAGGAACCACGCGAATTAAACTTCGCTGTGGAAACCACCTATGCTTTCGAAAACTGCAATCTCATTCACCGTGGAACCTTTGTTCTCGGTGAGATTTACAATGGAAGGGAAAATATATGGCAAGGTCTCGTCGCCGAAGAGGTAGAACAAAGCGGGCAGGAACCACTATCACAACATCAACTAGCTCAACTGTTGGAACAACTAAGCGAAATCGCACCCCCAAGGTGCAAAAAACTGTTGATCTCACACGACCCGCTATTAAACCTCTCTCGCTTACGTACAGAGCGATGTATCCAGACCGAACACCCCCCGCCAAAGTGATAGTTCCAGACTATCCTAAACAAGATATGATCGCGGTCCCCCCGTATCGTCCTAAAAAAGGCGGTCTTGCTGAAATGGCAGCTCAGCGTATCCAGCCATTGTCTAAGCAAAGGCGTGATCCGCAAAAAGAACGAATGAAACCACGCAAACCGGCCAAGGTAAAAACGTGGCTTTCAGAAGCACAATTAGCTGCCAAAAACGCGAAACGGCGGGAAAAACGCAATAGCGATGGCTTTGCCTTTGATGCCGATTGCGTTCAAAGACCTTCCGGCGGTTCTGGAAATGCTGCGCGTTACGACCCGACGCCAAAGCAAAAGGTGGATCAAAAGCGCCGGGATAAGAAACATCAACACGCGCGCAAGTGGTGTTAGTTATGCTTAGACCTTTATCAAAAATCCCCCTTTCCCTTTTCTCAGCCCAGCTCCGTCTATTCGTCTTGAAACGGTGACGGGCACTGGTGCCTAGAAAAACCTCAACAGATGCACCACTGCCAGAGGCAGACGATTGACGGGGGTCCCCTCTGGGGGTGTCGATCGTATACACATCTGCAGTCCTGTCTTTAGAGCCAATTATGCTCGTGACGACTGCCCCAAGTTTTTCAACGTTAAACCCAACAAAACAACGCCAGACTTCCGCACCCCTTATGCCGCGTGCAGCGCTCGCCCACGGCGCCCAACAAACCCACAAAACACACAAAGGAAACTGGCTCACGCCTCGAAAGAGGAACCGATAGCGAAGCGATGCGCCACAAAAAGAGGGTAGGGAAAAACGAATCCACCA